AACGGTCAAGTGCGGATGGGCGACCTTGAAGTGTCTTTTGACCCCACACACATACCCCGGCTGCAGGGAATACTGCAATAGGATTGATTCGACCTTCATACAATGTATCACGTTCTGTTTGTGTCAATCGTGTTTTAACTTCAACAACTTCTGTCAAACCACCACGATTCAAACCTGCAGGCGCGAACCATTCGGCAGAAACACGGTCATTGAACGCAATTACACCAGGAAGAACAACAGATGGTGGAACCCAAACTGGTTTGTTTCTATCCAAATCAACAATCTTAACCCAAGGATAATATGTTGCGGCATAATTAGTGTCCAAACCTTCAACAGTTGATACAGCAGATGAAATGTTATCATCTATACCAGTCGCATCCATCACATAGAAAGCATCACCACGAGCTTCACACATTTCATAAGCATATGATGTTATTCCAGAGTGCAATGAATGTACAACTCCAGGTGTTACTACCATATTTACATCAAATTCATCAGCATTTGAAATTGTATCAAGTGCCTTTTTGTAAGCAGTATAACCACTTGCGGCCTGATTGGATAAATCAAATCCTTGTGTATTTGTTGAAATCATATGCGTACCGGTCTTCTTCTGAAGATTTGGCTTGTGACCATCAAATCCACCTTGGAATGGCAACATAAACTTACGAGTATCAATCGAAGTATTTGTTGTCAAGTCGATAGATCCACTATAAGGAGCAGATGGAGTTGGGAAATTAGCAGCAGCTGCCTGTGAATAATTACCCAAATAGAAATCAACATTATTACCAGTTGTTTGGTTAGCAGCAATTGGTAATGGTCTCAAATAATTAAAGTTATCTGTGTTTGTGAAGTCATAACTAAATCCAAAATATACTCTCTTGTTATATGCAGATCCTATTGTTTGTGAACTTACATATGTAGCAGCAGCTGGTTGTGAGTAACCGTTTGGTATCGGAGAGTTTAGAGCACGGAAGCCGAATGGGACGAGATTTGGTGAAACTGCACCATTCTTGACTGCTTCAGTTACTTCAACACGAATAAATTTAGATTTGTTTGAATAATCACCGTTTACAACAACTTTACCTTCATCTGTGATTGTTACGAATCTATCACCAATTACACGAGCAATGTATCTCGGTGAATTTGGATCCAAACTACACTTAAACGCTTCGATAGTAGCTGGACGTATATCTTCATCTTGCCATCCAAATGGTGTTTGTGGAAGTTTAGATTGATCAACATATCTAACGACTACATCGAAGTCGCCATATTCTGAACCAGCAATTGTTCCAGCAGGACGAATGTTTGCAATACCAACTTTAATTTCATAATTAGAATGAATACCATGAGAAATGGTTTCAAATTTAAATAAATTTATTGCATTGGCACCAACTTTTTGAGAAGTAACCCAAGGTGTTTGTGCAGCCAAATAATCATCTGTGAAATCCCATTGTGGTGTTGTCAATGAACCAGATTCAAGTATCAATCGTGTTGATGGATCAGCAGCAAGTGATGCGGATGCCTCTTTTGTAAAACAAACATAATTGTAAACTGCATTGGTTCCGTATGGATTGTAACCAAATAGATTACCAATAAATGAAGTGTTTTCTGGATCGATTGATGAACTAAATGCATCACCATTTTGATCTATTGCATTTGTGAATGATGTTTCATCGGTTTCTAAACCACCAGATACAGTCAATACAAAGCTACCGCTATTGTTTGATGTAAGTGTTGATTTTCCAAACATTGATTCGTTATCATCATTTATGATTGCAAATGTTGGATGTAAAAATGAAATCAACTTCTTACCATAAGAACCAGTTGCAACAAGTGCAAGAGGGTGTGTAAGAGCATATCCACCTGAACCCAATACTCTAACTATTGTAGCACCGCCAGCATTGTTCAAATAGCTCTTAGCAGTGTAAGGCAAATATGATTGTTCATATAAACTACCAAATTGAGCAACAAAGTCGGTGTAGCTACTAACCGCCACGGGAACAAACGCAGGTCCCTTAACTGTTGGTCCTATGAGTGCAGCACCAATTGCTCCAACACCAGTTTGGAGAAAAGATAAATCTTTTTCATTGGTAAACACACCAGGACTTATTATTCTTTCATTAGCCACTTATTATCTCCATAAAATTATAGAATGAAATCCGCATATAAATATCACGCAAAAATTCAAAACTATCATTCAGTAGGTATAAATTTGCCAGAATCTAAATCTAATACACCATCGCCATATTTTTCGTTTAATGATTTTACGAGATCAGTTTCTTCTGTTTGTAAAGAAGAATAACGAGTAAACAAATCTTCTCTAATTTGTTTTACTTGTTCCAATCTTTTATTCAATAAATGTAATTCAATTTCAATTTGTCCAATTTGAGCAGTTGTAATTGCATAATCTCCTTGTAATTTTTTTACACGCTCAATATCGTCTTCTTTGAAATCAGAAACAATGTTTTCCGAAGATGCATCAGTTACAGTTTTGGATTCATTTGGCAAAATCAAATCTTCTGATGACTTTTCACTAAAACTAGACATAAAAAACCTCAATTAAATGTTGTTAAATAACAAATATAAATATCAATCAAATTCTTCTGGATATACTCCTGCTGAATTATTTAATGATGTATCTGTGAATCTTTGTTCACGTCTTTCTCTTTCTTTTCTTTCTTCCGATGGATCTTGGTTTATAGGTTTGAAAGTTATTCTATTGTAATCTTCAAAGAAATCACTACTAACCGCCCTATCAACTATTGATATTTTGTTTGGACCAACCACTCGCTTTGTTGTTGTTTGCATTGCAATTTCTTTTGGAAGCAAATATCCATGAACTAATAATTGAAAAGATGCCCTAACCAATCTATCTTGTCCTGTTGTGTTATTATCTTCAATTGTTACACCATCCATATTTGTTGCAAATTTAAAATGGTTTTTATCACCAAATGATTGTCCACCAAAATAGATAAAATTTTCTATAATATAATTCAATTGATTTTGATATTCACACCAAATTATGAAATCATATGTAATATCAACATAATCTGGAATAGGTGTTATGAAAAATTCTTTTGATTTATTTGAATTGTAAAGATTGCTAAATTTATCATATGGTGATAATCGATTATACTTCTGTTGTATAACATATGCAGTATGATATTGATTAGCGACCTTATTTCTACGCATTTCATTTTTTATAGTAACACCTGATCTTCTAAATGTAATAAGTGGAACTATTGTTTTACCTTTTTTATCTTTTATGAATCCATCCTTTTGAATAGATGCCCACTTTTCAGCATTTGCATATATCGTTGGCACATCTATAAATTGAGAATTATCTTCAACTTTTAATTGTATAGTTTTGTCTATAAATGATTTTACGGCAAAATCAATGTCATATAAAGTTATACCAAAACTACGAACTTTGTCTTTATCTCGGCGAACTTCTCTATATCTTTTACTTCCTATATCATATTCTGGATTTGCCTTTAGATTTTTATTATCTATAAAACTATCACGTGTCCTTGATATTGGAGGTTTTCTATATTTGTTTGAATTTTTCATTATATGTTGCTCGGTAAATCATTACTATTATTATCAACAACAGCCGGTCTAAAATCTTCTATATGTATTCTTGATCGTCTTGTCAAATGTGCATTTGCAACAATAGAAACATTATGTCCCCATTTTTCAGTTGCAAACGAATAATCTGGATTTTTTCCACCAAAGAATTGATTTTCCTGAATAGCATCTATTTCCCACCATTCACCATTATATTCTATCACATCACCAACTTCAACAAATATATCCACTGCTTTCAGATACTCTCTAATAAAAGCAAATACAGCAGACTGTTGATAATCTTGACCAAATTCAGTTCCTTCGTATGTTTGTGGTTGATAGTCTATACGTGCAGGAACTTTAACAGGACTATAATAAATCTTTTTATCCGATTCATTGTATAAATTTGATTTGGTGTCTTCTAACGATAATTTGTAGACCGCAACTTCGGTATCAATTATATCGTTAATCAATTCCATATTAAATTTATGCACAAGCCCTGCATCTCTTTGTCCGTGAAATAATGGCATATTTTATCCTATGTAAATTGCTAAAGGTGTACCATTAAGACTGGCAGCCAGTGCCTCAGTTTCCAATCTTTTTGCTTCCAATAACTTACTTCTTGTCATTGTATCTAACATAGTTCTTAATTGTTCCACCAATGTTTGTTTTTCAGCAGTAGCAGCTGATAACAAATCTGCAGCATTTAATGTAGTCTCACCATTTGGTATAGGTATACTTCCATATTTACCACGAATATATCCAAGCATTTCTTTAGCAAGTGCAAGTCCGAATGAATATATCCAAGTCTTACCAGGCGAATTTATATTTGAATAAACCATATAATCATAAGGAGCGTTTGACATATCCGAAACTTGCCCATTTGGGTATTTCAATGGATTGCTCCTTTCTTCCTTTACAATATATTCTATCCACAATTTAAAATCTTTTGTTGGAACTGGAAATATACGAAGTTCATTGTTGATAATTTCAAAAGTAAATGCAGATTTACGCATCATATCGTTAAATTCAATCGCCTGAACACGTAGTAAATCTGCATACATTGGCATTAACATAAATGACACACCAGTTGAATATGCACCAAATCCAAATGTATCAAGCATTGCTTGATTACCTAAATAAGGATCGTAAAAACGCATTGAAGCCGGTGGAGAATAGTGGTGTACTCTTTTTATCTCAATGGATCCCGTTGGTGCCTTAATATCACGAATGAGTGAATTTAAATTATACTTTTGAGTTCCTGTTCGTATATCAATAGATGCAGAGTGAAACTGTATATTACCGTTAGTAAATGTTTCACTTCCGTATTCGGTTGCCAATTGAATTAGAGGACCCATTCCAGTTGAAATGTTACGATGTGTTAAATTTGTACTTGTAGATGAACCCATTATACTTAACATATTTTGTTGTATGTTAAATTGGTTTACATGATATGAATACTCATAAACGGCTTCTTCCAAACAAGTATAAAAATTTACCGCCTGCAATTCAACATCAACAATAGGATAACCTAATCTTTTAGCACACCAATCTGCAAAAGAATCGGCATCAACTTGAAAATCTGCATCAGTATCGAATGTTCCAAACGGTGTACTACCAGTTGTAAAACTGGAACTACCAGGCCAAATTGGGATTTCTACCATTTACTTCTCGGATTTGTTTTCTTCAAAATACTTCAATATATCATCAACAATTGGATGACGGTGGTTTGTTTTTAGTTCATAAACCCCTAATCCATTTATTTTATCCTTCATATTAAATAAATATGGAAGACCGGAATCTTTTTTCTGTTTCAAATCTATCTGTGATATATCACCCGTTAGCATCATCTTTGAATTGATACCAAGACGAGATAATATCATTTCCATCTGTGCCTTTGTCACATTCTGTGATTCATCGACTATCACACAAGAATTGACAAATGTTCTACCACGAAGAAAACTTATAGGAGCAATCC